TTCACTTTATGAGGCATTTAGAGATGAGCCTATTCGTAATACTCTTATTAGTGACCTTGATATTGATCCGAAGACGGCAGGTTACGCAACCCAAGCAATAGGTTTAGGCATGGATGTTGGCGTACCTTATGCTGTCATAAAGAAAGGCATGACACCGTGGATTAGCGAGGCTGTAAGAAAGAATCAAACCTCTGCCTTTGATCTATCAAGAAGAAAGTTCTTACAAGGGGCTGGAGCAGCGGCAGGACTAGCAGCAGCAGGGAAAGGAATGGATTTACTACCAGCAGCGAAACAGGTTGCTAAGTCAGCCCCTGATGCCTTTGGTAGTATGATAACTAAGATGTCCTCTGATCTGGGTACTTTGGGGGCTAAAGATGGAACAGGAATATTTGGGGGTAAATTCAAGCAATTGTACGGTAACCTATCGTCAGCCTTGGCTAGTATTACTAATAAAACGGTTGATGATATAAAGAGAACGGTACCAGCGCATGAGAAGCGGGGCCGTTATGGATATGAGCCAGTTAGTATACAGGGGCGGTCGGCACAAACTGCTGGTCTTCATGGTAGCGATGTACCGCGTTTCCCACTACGGGAATCACCCGCCTCTAATGACATGATAAAGGCTCAGTTTGAAAAAGATTGGGGTACATCCACTCAATCTAAGATGGAGAATCATGCACAGTATCGAGATAAACAAGGCGATCCTCTAAACTTGAACATCGAATCAAGAATACAGGACATTTCAAGAGAAAGGGGGGTGTCTGGCTACTATTTTAATGAGACCCGTCAAGCATTCGATGATATTGGTTGGGCTAGATCAGCCTATAATCATAATCCTAAGAAATTCTTAGCAGCAGGAGAAGAAAAGGTAAGCAAACTTAAATCCATACGGGATGAACTAATAGAGATAAGAGATGCAGGAGGTAAGATACCCGATACAGGTAGGGATATAGGTTACTGGATAGAACATTACGATGATCTTATCCCCCAACTAGAAAACTTCCTCAAAGAACTAAAGGCAGGATTATGACCGACAAGCAAGATCAATTTATAGAAACTTACGTCCTAACAGGTAATGCTACTAGGTCTGCTGTCGCTGCGGGTTACTCAGAGAGAACGGCAAAGATTAAGGGCGCACAACTAAAGGCACAATTTAGAAATGAAATTCTTGAAGCAACTCAAAAGGTACTGGCAGACAAGATTCCAGAAGGACTTAACTGGCTCACTGAACTTGCCCAAAGCGCAGAGAGTGAATCTGTTCGGTTGGGAGCAGTCAAGGATTTGCTTGACAGGGCTGGTCTTAAACCTATCGAGAGGGTTGAAACTACCACTGTGGAACAAATGTCAGATGAGGAAATCAAGAGAGAACTAGATGCCCTCACAAGACACTAGACACCTTGAACTTCTAAGAGAACAAAGAAAGAGAGAACGGTTCAATAGGATAGATCAGTACGATCCTTACCCTTACCAGAAGAAGTTTCACGATACAGGCAAAGAAAACTCTCAACGCCTGTTAATGGCTGCCAACAGAATAGGAAAATCTTATTCTGGAGCATCAGAGATTTCCTATCATCTTACCGGATTATATCCAAAATGGTGGGGTGGAAAAAGATACGAACGACCTATTACTGCATGGGCAGGTGGTGTATCGAATGAAACAACTAGAGATATTGTACAAGCAGAATTATTGGGTTCCCCCGATGACCCCGATGCATTCGGCTCCGGTTCGATCCCAAAAAAGAATATAATAAAGACGGAGCGTAAGCCCGGTGTACCTAATGCGAAGTCCGTGGCTCTCGTCCGCCACGTTTCAGGCGGGAACTCTTCTTTATTTTTTAAGTCCTTTGAGATGGGTGTAGAGAAATGGCAAGGTCGCTCAGTCGATTGTATCTGGCTAGATGAGGAGCCAAGCAGGGATATATACAGCCAGGCCGTCACTCGCACCTTAGATCGCGGAGGCATGGTCTATATGACCTTTACCCCGGAAGCGGGAATGACTGAGACTGTTGCATCCTTTATAAACCGTATTCAGCCTGGACAATCCCTAACTAACGCGACATGGGATGATGCCTCAGAGAAGATAATGTCCATACACGGTGAGAAAGGGCATCTTTCAGAGTCTGTTATGGCACAGATTCTCTCTGCATATTCCCCTCACGAAAGGGAAATGAGGAGATATGGTAGACCAAGTATCGGTTCTGGTCTTATATTCCCAGTCCCTGAAGAAGAAATAATGATTGACCCTATACCGATAGAGAAACATTGGCCCAGAATAGCGGCTGTTGACTTCGGTTGGGATCATCCTACTGCTGTAGTATGGTGTGCAGTAGATAATGAAACAGAAACATTCTACGTTTATGATTGTTATAGAGCATCCAAGGCAAGCCCGGCTGTTCACGCCGAAGTTATTAAGCAAAGGCCGCGCTTTATCCCCATTGCCTACCCGCATGACGGAAATCGCAGGGATAGCATGGGGAATCCGGGTTTGGCTGACCAGTATAGACAACTAGGTTGTAACTTCCTTCTGGAACACTTTACCAACCCTCCCGCATTAGGGGAGAATAAAGGGTCAAACTCTATAGAGGAAGGTATAATGGCTATGATTCAAAGCATGGAAGGCAAGAGGTTTAAAGTATTCTCTTTCTTGCAGGACTGGTTTGAAGAATTCAGAATGTATCATCGAAAAGATAACAAGGTGGTTCCTATTCGGGATGATCTTATGAGTGCTACACGATACGCTTTTCAATCACAACGTTTCGCTATTGCTGGCAACGACCCTGAATGGACTAACGAAATAACATATAGGAATTACGGAATTGTCTGATAAAGAACGAAAACTAATATCAAGAATTCAAGAAGAAGTTGCAGATTCTCTTGGATATGATGGCGAAATATCAAAGCAGCGCGAAAAGGCTATTGATTATTATTATGCTTTACCGTTCGGTAATGAAGTAGAAGGTCGCAGCCAATACGTTGATTCTACGGTTCAAGATACTATTGAATGGATTAAGCCTTCTCTTATGAGAGTGTTCGCTTCTGGTGATGAGATGGTAAAGTTCTCCCCTCATGGCCCGGAAGACGTTGCTGCGGCAGCGCAGGCTACTGACTATGTTAACTACGTCTTTACTAAAGATAATCCCGGCTGGGAAATCCTCTATTCCTGGTTCCATGACGCTCTCCTACAGAAGAATGGTATCGTAAAAGTATGGTGGGATGAGTACGAAGAGGAACAAAGAGAGGAATATCATAACCTTACGGACATGGAGTACGAACTCCTTATATCCAATAAAGGTGTTGAAGTTGTTGAAGAGGAAGAGGTTTATGAAGACACAACATATCATAACGTTGCTATTAAACGATCTAATGCCAATGGAAGGATAAGGATAGAGAATGTACCGCCTGATGAATTCTTAATTTCAAGAGAGTCCAAGGGAATACAAGAGGCTAGGTTCGTATGTCATCGGGTTAAAAAGAATCTTTCAGAATTGAAACTCATGTACCCTGATGAGGATTTTGGGCCAGAAGATTTGGGTGGTGGATACAATGAGGAGATGTTTAACTCAGAACGTACTGCCCGATTTAGTTTTGATAACTCTTCAGATATTGGATACAATATGGGGTCCGAACATGAGGAAGCCCTAAGAGAATATTGGCTACACGAATCATTCCTAAGAACAGACTACGATGATGACGGCATTGCTGAATTAAGAAAGGTTTGCAGCGTTGGTGATTATGTATTTTCTAATGAGGAAGTTGACAAGGTTCCCTTTGTCTCTATAACCCCACTAAAGATTCCGCATAAGTTCTTTGGCTTGTCAGTTGCTGACCTTGTAATGGACCTGCAACTCATCAAGAGTACGTTGATGCGAAATCTCATGGACAACGCCTATAACCAGAACTTTGGTAGGTACGCAGTTCTTGAAGGTCAGGCGAACTTAGATGATTTGCTAACGCAAAGACCGGGCGGTGTAGTTAGAGTTAAATCCCCCAACGCTATTATGCCGTTGGCTACTCCACCGTTAGAGCCATATTCATTTCAGATGCTTGGTTATCTTGATGAGGTAAGAGAATCAAGAACGGGGGTGAATAAGAACACACAAGGAATAAATGCGGACGCTTTGACATCCCATACAACCGCTACTGCTGTTAACGCTGTTATGACAAACGCTCAGTCAAGAGTTGAATTGATCGCTAGACAGTTTGCAGAGACAGGCGTTAAAGAGTTAATGCGTTGTATTTATGAACTTCTATTAAAGAACCAAGACAAAGAACGAGTTGTAATGCTAAGGAACGAATGGGTTCCTGTACGTCCCGATATGTGGAATGACAAGATGGATTGCACTGTGTCTGTTGCTTTGGGCAATGGTTCAAAGGACCAACAGATGATGCATCTGTCTCGCATGCTTTCATTCGCGGGAGAGGCTATGAAAGGTGGTCTTTCAATAGTCACCGAACAGAATATGTATAACCTTGGAGCCGCTTTAGTAAAAGCAATGGGTTATCAAAACGTTAATGACTATTTAACTCAACCTACACCTCCACAACCTCAACAGCCTGGCCCAGAAGAGCAACTTGCTCAAATGGAAGTTCAGTTAAAGCAGAAAGAACTTGAGATAAAGGCTGCTGATGTACAGGTAAAGATGCAGAAGATTCAACAAGAGGCGAAGAAAGATGCGGTTGACGCACAACTTAAAGTCGCTGAACTGGAACTTGAACGCGAACAGAAACGTGCTGTAGCAATAGGAGCAACATAATGCCACAACTTAAACGAAGTGTAAAACCAAAAAAGAAAAACCCAAAAGTTAAAGGTACTGGAACAGGAAGTATTCTAGGGCAAGCGTTTAGAGCATATAACGCCTCTTTACCACGAAGCATAAAGGCTCAAGATAAAATTTGGGCAGAGTGGAGGAGACTATCTCCAACTCGAACAAGAAAAAGAGTTAGTTATAATAAAGCGGCAAACCCCGGCATAGGTAGGCCGCCACGATCAAGAACGGGCGGATTGGGTTACAATCCAACAAGGCGGTAGCCTTGGGATGATAGACATCGAAAGAGAGCGTCATGCTAAGAATCTTTTACAAGATACGCTACTACAGGAATCATTTGACACACTAGAAAAGA